GGTTTCTTCGCTCCCTCCGGGACGGGTATAAATAGGCCGTCTGGTTAAAGCGTGGTGACTTTTGCGGCGTTGGGTTTCAATACGAAACTCACCAAACTTCCTTGTAACCGTGGGTAGGCGAGACACGGCCGGACCGATGTACCGGGGATGGCATCGGCGCACAATGCGGCGGGGGCGAAACGTCCGCCGCGCGGATTCTCATAAGAGGGGACACCTGCAAGGGTGATGAGTGAAATCCCCGTTTCCCGTGGCGGGCCGAGACGGTAGCGAAATCCGGGCGAACCCGAGAGGCTTCAGCCTGTCAGTAGGCAACACCTCCGCGCGGGCATGAACACAGCGAAATCCTTAAACCACGATGATGACTCACGATTTGAGACCTGGCATCGCAGAGTTAAATATCCGATGTTGATCGGGCCAGATGACAGGCCAAGCGTTAAATCTCAATCGCAACAATGGCGGGGCGGTCGGACTTGAAATCCGATTCGCCCCGCGCCGGTATTTCAGGAGTAGCCGGGATGGAGCATGAACACGATGGAGTTTGATTCCATTTGCGCGAGTCTCCGCCTCAAGGTTGAGCCGGACGTGGCGGATGCCTGCCGATTCCTGGAGGAGCGCGGGTATGAGTTCTGTGTGGACTTCGGGATTTCCAACGCGCATCAGAAGGCAGGGGAAGTGATCTTCGGATATGGCGAAACACCCTACGCCGGTATTCTGCGGAGTCATTCAGGGCGGCAAGTTGCACCTGGAGCGGCGCGAAGATTTCGATGCTCATGCAGCACGGCTTGAGGGATGCGCGGTTGACCTCCGGCTGAGCAAGCATCGCAACGTCCGGTCAATCAGTCAGAACGCCTATTACTGGGCGGTGGTGATTCCGCTGCTCGCCGAGCACTGCGGGTACGAAGACGAAGAGATGCACGCGGCGCTCAAGTGGCGATTCCTGCAAAAGCATGAAGGGCCGCTGCCTACCGTCAAAAGCACGGCGGGCTTGGACACGCGCGATTTTGCGGAGTATATCGAGCAGTGCCGGCGGCTTGGGGCGGAGATGGGCGTACAAATACCGTCGCCGGGGTTTGCGGAGTAGTACGGCCTGACGGGGGATGGGGCAATGGAGAAGACGGTAACGTACTGCGATATCTGCGGAAAGCCGGATGCTCACGGATTCTCCTTCGCCGCCGAGATGGACGGCGCCGGATCACGGGATACGATTCACAAGCGCGTGGATCTGTGTCCGAAGTGCTCCGCGTCGCAACTGGAACTCTTCATCGACTCCCTACCTTGGACGGGGCGTCGGAAGCTCGCTGACATGATTCTGAAAGACAAGAAACTCTACCTGAGCCACCTGTCGAGCACAGAGCGCTTTCGCGGGGGCGTAGGTGAATGAGGACGGCGCGGCGGATGCGCTGACGGTATTCGGATTCAAGCGGGTTAGGCCGAAACGGGGTACTCCGCGGCGCGGCCGTGTGGTGGATACGGACTATCTGGCGTGGATGGCGAAGCAACCTCCGCTGGTTGGGTATGGTCCGGTTACCGTCCATCACGTGCGGCGGTTCGGTGAGCCGAAGGATGACAGGCGCACCGTTCCGCTGCCGGCGGCGTACCACATGATCGGATACGGATCACGGACAGCGATTGAGGCGCTCGGGAAAGAGAAGTTCCAAGCGCGGTTCGGGATTGACCTGGAAGCGGCCATCATCCGATACAACGAGCGGTATGAGCGGGAGCGGCTGGGCGGATACCCGGAAGGCCATCGATTCTGACATAGCACCACTGCGATGTGAAAGTCTATATTCCATTGAAGTTAAAGGCGTGGGTCCTTTCGGGCGGTTCGGGAGGGGCGGATTACTTAATGGCGCGAAATCACCAGCCATGGGTTTTCTGGCAGGGTATCCGCTTGCAGGGTATCCACTTTAAGGTATCCGATTGAGGCCTATGATTCAGTTGGCGTTATCGGTTCACGGCTTCGCGGTTCAGGTATCCACCTATGGTCTTGAGTATCCGCGCCTACGCGCAACATCGCAAGGACAAGGGGCTTACCGGAGCGACTCACGGGGCGGTCCGGAAGGCGATTGAATCGGGACGCATTAAGCCGAACCCGGACGGGAAGATAGATCCCGAACGGGCGGATCGGGACTGGGAAGCAAAGACCGATCCGGGGCGCCAACGGCAAAACCGGCAGAAACAACCTCAGAAAAAATCGGCTCCGCATCCCGAGCCGGAACCTAGTGATCCGGAAGTTGAAGGCGAGACGCCGGCGGCGGACCCTAACGACTACTGGAAATCGCGGGCGGCTCGGGAGTACTGGGAATCTGAACTCTCGCGGTTGAAAGCGGAGCGGGAGCGCGGAAACCTGATCGACGCGAAAGACGCGGAGCGGGCTTGGGGAGGGATGGTTGGGGCGGCGCGGGCCAAGGCGCTGTGCTTGCCTGGACAGCTTGCACGGAAGATCGCACTCGAAACGGACCCTGTGATATGCGAGGAGATGCTCAAGGATGCGATGTACAAGCTATTGGCGGAGTTGAGCGAATACTCTCCGGCGTCCTGAAGCTCTGGGAACCTCCGCCGCGGTTGACGCTATCGCAGTGGGCAGACAAGTACCGGCGCACGAGCCGAGAGGCCAGCGCCGAGGTGGGGGATTGGGTCACACGCCCGTACCAAGTGGCGCCGATGGATGCGTTCACGAATCCGCGCGTGCGGGTTGTCGTGATTATGAGCGCGGTTCAGATGCTCAAGACCGAGTTCATCCTGAACGCCATCGGGTACGTGATCCACCTGGACCAAGGTCCGGTATTGGTGCTTCAGTTCCGCGATACGGACTGTGAGATCTTCTCCAAACGGCGCTTGGCTCCGATGCTTCGGGACACGCCGATCCTTCGGGGATTGGTAGCCGACAGCAAGGGACGTAGCAGCAATAACACGATCACCGATAAGACCTTCCCCGGTGGTCACATCCGAATCGCGGCTTCGGCTTCGCCTGGAAACCTGGCGGCGCTTCCGATCCGATACCTGTTCTGCGATGAGGTTGACAAGTACCCTGCTTCGGCGGCCGGTGAGGGAGATCCGATCACGGTTGCCGAGGGGCGCCTGACGGAGTTCGACGCGAACTCCAAGGAGATCATGACGTGCTCTCCGACGATTGCGGGCACGTCGCGCGTTGAGAAGGCGTACCGAGACAGCGATCAGCAGGTATTCGAGATTCCCTGTCCGAAGTGCGGGACGTTTCAGGAGTTGTGGGGCTGGGAGGGATGGGGCCGGGTCAAGTGGGACCGCACGCTCTCCGGCCGGAAGAAGCAAGCGGACTCGGCTTATTACGAGTGCATCAATCCAGAGTGCAAAGCGCATTGGAGCGACCTGGAACGCTGGAAGGCGGTCAACGCCGGGCGGTATCGAGCGAAGGCGCCGTTCAGCGGCGTTTCCGGGTTCCGGATCTCCGCGCTGAACTCGCTCAAGAAGAAACTCAGCGAGTTCGTCCTGAAGTTCTTGAAGGTCAAAGACGATCACGAGCAGTTGAAGGTGTTCGTCAACACGATCCTCGCGGAAACGTGGGTAGATAAGGGCGAAGCGCCGGAGTGGAAGTCGATTGTAGAGCGGCAAGAGGGATACGCTCCCTGCACGGTCCCGGCGGGCGGCCTGTTACTGACGGCCGGCGTGGATGTTCAGCACGACCGCATAGAGGTTGAGATCGTAGCGTGGGGCCGCAACCGCGAGAGCTGGTCGGTTGACTACCGCATCTTGGAAGGCAGGACCTCCGAGCCGGCGGTCTGGGAAAAACTGGCGGACATCGTAACTGAGACGTTCCCGCATGAATCGGGAGCGCAGATGCCGATTTCACGGATGTTCGTGGACTCCGGCGACGGAACGATGACTAACGACGTGTACGCCTGGGTGCGCACACAGCCGGAGGACCGGGTTACCGCAATCAAGGGCGATGACCGAACGAACTTAACTGGAGTCCCGGTAAGTCAGCCGTCTTCGGTTGACGCGGTGATCGGGGGCCGAAAGTACGGCCTGAAGATCAAGCGCATCGCGGTTTCATTCTTCAAGGGTGAACTCTATTCGCGGTTGCGGCTACGGCCGCCGACACCTCAGGAGCGCGAGCGCGGGATCGGATATGCGCCGGGATATTGTCACTTTCCGCGCGGCAAGAACTTCGGCGATGAGCACTTCAGGCAACTGACCGCCGAGCAACTGGTATCGAAGAAGCTCAAGAACGGCCGTACCCGTCTGGAGTGGCGCAAAGACGGTCGGAATGAGGCGCTCGATTGCCGCAACTACGCGCGGGCCGCGGCTTGGGATTGCGGCGTGGATCAGGCGCAAGACTCGCACTGGAGAGCGCTGGAAGAACGGTTGGTAGCGATGAAGCCGAGCGCAAAGCCACAGCGGGCGAACGCCGATAAAGGGCGGACGCCGAGGTTCCGAATGGAGAAAGACTGATGCCGTTTACATCGCAAGACCTCGCCAATATCGACGCGGAGATCGCAAACGCCGCGACTGAAGTAAGGCAGGGGGACAAGATGCGCCGAGGTAGGTCCATCGAGGAACTCAAAGCCGCGCGGGTGGAGATCCTCAACAATATCGCGCAAAACTCCGGGGCGCCTCAGATTCGACAGGTCCGTATCTTCACGGACTCGGGGTACTGATCCTCATGGCAATTGAGACCTTCATGAGCCTGGCTCGCCAGGCGGGGCATACCCCTATGCCTATTCCGCCGAAAACGCAGAGTATGGGAAACTACCCGTACGATGCGGCCGGACACGGCCGGCGCGGCTACCGCTGGAACCCCTCGCGGCTCGGGCAAAACACGCTGCTGTACTCCTATGGTCTGGAGTTGCTTGCCCGGTCGCGGGATGCGGTTCGGAATAGCCCGTGGGCGGAGGCGGCCGTCGATTCGTTCACCGCGAACGCCATCGGGAACGGGATTCGGATGGTTCCGAAACACCCGGATGAGGCGGTCCGCGCGCTTATCACCCAGAAGTGGAACCGGTGGGTCCGCGAATCGGACGTGGAGTACGAACCGAAGAATCCCTGCTCCGGTCAAACGGACTGGTACGGGCAACAGATGTTGATTGCCCGCGAGGTGATGGAGGGCGGAGAGGTATTCGTCCGGTTCCATCCACGTCCCAGGAATGAGGGACTGACGGTTCCGCTTCAGTTGGAACTGATCGAATCGGAGCAACTCCCGATCTGGCGGAACGCTATCGAGAACATCCCGCCCAAGAATTACGTGCGGAGCGGGATTGAGTTCCGTCCGGACAAGCGCCGCGCGGCGTACCATTTCTGGAAGGCGCATCCGGGGGAGACGCTATTCTTCGCGGAAGACGCACTGAAGGTGGAACGGATTCCGGCATCGGACATCCTGCATATCTACAAGCCGATCCATGCCGGTCAGTTCCGCGGGCAGCCGTGGATGACAGCGGTACTCGCGAAACTCCACTCGCTTGAAAAGTACACGGACTCGGAGATCTTCCGCAAGGAAGTGTCATCGATGATTACCGGGTTCATCAAGCAGGTTACCCCGGACAATCAGATCTTCCCGAAAGACCCGACGGTCAAGCAACCGTCCGATCCTACCGCGGCGATTGCGAAGTTAGAGCCAGGGACGTTCCCGGTGCTCAACAGCGGTGAGGAGGTCCAGTTCGCGAAGGTCGATGACAATGGCAGCTTCCCCGAGTTCATTCGGACTTGCTTGCACGCGTTCGCGATTGGTTGCGGCTGCACCTACGAGCAAGTCAGCGGGGATCTGAAGGGCGTCAGCTTCTCATCGATCCGCGCGGGGCTGTTGGAGTTCCGGCGCAAATGCGAGCAGATTCAGTACAGCGTCTTCATCTTCCAGATGTGCTACCCGGTGTACCGCCGGTGGATGCGGGAGGCGATGTTGGCGCTCGTGTTCGGCGCGGAGCTGATGCAGCAATACAACAAAGATCCGTGGCCGTTTGAGGATGCGTACTTCGTTACTCCGGGTTGGCCGTGGGTAAATCCGAAGGACGATATCGCGTCATCGCAAGAGGCTATCCGGTCCGGGTTGTCTACCAGGTCCCTGGAGGTCTCGGCGAACGGGCACGATGCGGAGGCTATCGACGCTCAACAGGCCGCAGACAATGAGCGCGCGGACAGGTTGGGCTTGTCTTACGATTCTGACGGCCAGAAGGTCCTAACCGGGCGCAACGCCGGTCTTACCGAGACGGAGATCGAAGAAGATACGGGCGATGAAAGGGCCGGGGTAAGCGGGCCAACGGACAAAGGAAAGGGTAAATGAAGAATCTTGCTCACGTGGCATCTCGGTTCATCAACACGCCGTTGATGTTGCATCCTCCGAAACTGGAGGTGATCATCAAGGCCCTTGGGCCGCGGCTGGGGATCGACGCACAGCTTGTGCCTCGCAGCGAAGCTCCGGCGGTGCTGATGGAACGGTACGAATCCGCCGGCGAGGGAGATGCGGAATACCAGGTGGTTGACGGCGTGGCGGTCATCAGCGTGACCGGCACGCTGCTCAAGAAAGAGATCTGGATGTCCGCATGGAGCGGATGCACCTCCTATGAGAGCATCGGGAAGCAGTTCGCGGCGGCCGTCAATGACGCGCGGGTGAGGGCCATCCTGCTCGATATCGACTCTCCGGGCGGAGAGACGAACGGATGTTTCGAGTTGTCGGACTTCATCTTCAACGCTCGCGGCTTGAAGCCGATCTACGCGGTTGCGAATGACGTGGCGCTATCGGCCGCATACGCCATCGCGAGCGCGGCGGATAAGATCTACGTCACGCGGACGGGCGCTGTCGGGTCGGTTGGGGTTTACGCTCTCCATACGGATCAAGCCGGATGGGATGAGCAAACCGGCGTGAAGTACAAGTACATCCACCACGGCGCCAAAAAGGTGGACGGCAATCCGCATGAGGCTCTGTCCGATGGGGCGGAGGCGGACATTCATGCGGAGGTGGACCGCGAGGGCGTGATCTTCGAGTCCACCGTGGCGCGCAATCGCAAGGTGGACGCGAAGGATATCGTCGCGCTGGAAGCGGGGTTGCTGTGGGCCGAAAACGCGCTCCCGCTGTTGGCGGATGAGGTAGGTGGAGTGGATGAGGCCCTGACGGCGCTGAGAGGGCTATTCGCGGACGGAACGTCAGCGCTTCACGCGGCGCTCAGCAGCCGCAATCAACAGGAGAACATCATGGCGGATACGACTGTCGCTGCTGCCCAAGCGGAGAGCACCGACATCAAGAAGTGCAAGAACTGCGGGAAGCAGGCGGCGAAAGGCGATAAGTTCTGCTCGGCTTGCGGGGTGAGCTTGGAGCCGGAACCGGAACCCGCGGAAGAGACGGAAGAGGGAAAGAAAGCCGCTGCCGTTGCGCAAGCGCCCCTCATCCACGGCGCTCCGCTGAAGGCCGTGCGGACGGTGGAAGACATCAGCGCTATCAGCGCCCTGTGCAGCCTGGCGGGTTGCGCGGAAAAGTCCGCCGAGTTTCTGGCAAGCAACAAGACGGTCGCGGAAGTCAGCGAGGTGTTGACGGCCGCGCGGGTAAAGGAGAGCGAAAGTCACATGATTCAGTCGGGAGTGAATCCGAACAAGGGCGCCGCGCGGATGCAGGACCTCGAAGCCGAAGCCGCGAGCTACGCCAAACAGAACCGCATCACCAAGGAGCAGGCGGTCGCGCAAGCGCTCGAAGCCAATCCGGAGGTCTACGCGGCTTACCGGGCACGGCACAACGCGGGTCCGATGATCGCGCAACTGGAAGCCGCCGGCATTCAGTTCAACGAGGTTCGCGGCTAAGGGCTGGAAAGCCAAAAGGAGAAAAAGATGGCAGTTGAGCAGAGACTTATCAGTTACGGATTTCCGGCCAGCGCGGACCTGTCGGCAAGTCAGTTTTGCGCTGTGACGATCAACTCTTCGGGCAACATCGCGCTCGCGGCGGCCGGTAAGAACATGGACGGCATTCTCCAGGACAAGCCGAACGCTCTGGGACAGGGAGGCGAAGTGGCGATGTTCGGCGTGAGCAAGGCCCTGGCGGGCGGGACCGGCTTCTCCGCCGGAGACCTGTTGGAGGTAACGACCGGGGGCGCATTTCAGACGCTCGCGGGAACTACCGCCGTGGCGAAGGCTGTCACCGCCGCCGCCGCCGGCGCCATCGGATCGGTGATCATTCTCAGAACGAACGCGGTGTACGCGTAGTCGCGTAAGCCAAAGGAAAGGAAAGCATAACAGATGCCTCAACCGACTCTCAGCGATGTCCATGTCAATCGACCGCTGACCAACATTTCCGTGGCCTACAGCCAACAGGCGGCCGGCGTGGAGTACGTCGCCGACAAGGCTTTCGCGGCGATTCCGGTCGAAAACAAATCGGACCTGTACTACACCTACAATCGCGGCGACTTCAACCGCGACGAAATGGCGGTGCGCGGTCTGTCTCAGGAGTCCGCCGGCGGCGGCTACAAGTTGGATTCCACGGGGAATTACAACTGCAAGGTCTGGTCGCTCCATAAGGACGTGGACGATCAGGTGCGCGCCAACAGCGATTCCCCGCTGGCTCCGGACCGCGACGCCACGATCTACCTCACGCAACAGGGATTGACCCGGCGCGAGCGGCTCTGGGCCGCCAACTTCTTCCTCGCTTCTGCGTGGACGAATCACCTGGCGGGGCAGGCTACCGCCGACAGCACGCACGCGATGTACTGGAATCTGGCTTCGTCCACTCCCATCGAGGACATGCGCGCGGCCAAGACTCAGATGCGCGTGAGCAGCGGCGGATTCACGGCCAATATCGCCGTGTTCGCGCGTCCCGTGTTCGACAAACTGATCGATCATCCCGATTTCATCGAACGCATGAAGGCCGGTCAGACTCCCGGCGGTCCGGCGATGAACAACCGGCAGAGAATGGCCGAAATCCTCGAACTGGACGAAGTGCTCGTGATGGACGCCGTGTACAACTCGGCGCAAGAGGGCGCCGCGGAGTCCAACGCGTTCATTGGCGGCAAGAGCGCGCTGTTGGCCTTCCGCCCGAAGAATCCGGGCATCCTGACTCCGGCGGCCGGCTACACGTTCAACTGGAGCGGTCTCATCGGTCAGACCGGCGGCGCCGGACTGCGCATCAAGACCTTCCGGATGGAGCACCTGGCGTCGGATCGCGTCGAGATAGATTCGGCGTTCGACATGGTGAAGGTCGGGGCGGACCTCGGCTTCTTCTTCGACACGGTGGTTCAGTAGGACATCGCCATGCGATCTGCATTTCCCAGCAGGGCGCGACTCATGCGGCCGGACTTCCCATTTCCGGCCGCTGTAGTGGCACGCGCCATTCCGGGCACAACGTTCAAAGTCGGGGATGCGTACCCCGATCCCGGAGATGACAAGAGGGCGCGGATGCGGGCGGCGCTGTATGTTGAGCAGCGCCGCCTCGTGCCGGCTCCCGAACCAAGCTCGGCGACGGCCGTGAAAACCAAAAAGGAGAAAAAGAACCATGGGGTACGAGAAACATAAACGTCCACTGTCCGCCCCGTCGTTTGTTCCGAACCCTACTGGGATCGCGCTGGCGGACCTCGCGCAAGGCACGAACGGGCAACTTCCGATTGCACAGACCTCGGCGGCGACGGCTTACAAGACCGTATCTGGGGATGTCACGATTGACCAAAACGGCGCAACCACCATCGGCGCCGGAAAGGTGACGGGGGCAAAACTCAAAGAGGGCGCGAGCTACGCCGCAGTGGTGGTTACGACCAATGGGGCGACTCCGGTCAATGTGTTCGGGGTTGGCGGCGCTCCGTGCGCTCTGACGATCACGGGGGCGTTCATCGTCGCACAGGACGGCACGGCCGGGAACATCACCATGCAACAGGCGGGTAACACGGTGTTCACGGCAGCCAAGGGAACGTCGGCGGGCGCATTCGTGGATAGCGGAGCGATCAGCAACGCGACCTACGCCGCGGCGGACGTTTGCACCGTGCAGTCCAGCAGCGCCGGAAACGCGAAGGTCTACATCTTCTTCAAGGTGGCCTAATCGAATGGACACCAAGCGACCAATCCGGCCGGGAACCGCGCTCAAGGTAACCGTAGGCGCGGCTCACGCTGAAAGTGCGGCTATCGGGGGCGTAGCGGCGCTCCTGTGCTCCACTACCGACTGTCATATCGTAGTGGGGGACGCTCCGACGGCAACCACGAACGATACCCTCCTGCCGGCGAAGACGTTCCTGAAGATAGCCTGCCTGTCAACGGACAAGGTATCGGTGATTCAGGACGCGGCGGGCGGATCGCTCTTCATCACGCCGGGTCAGTAGCTATGGCGTGGGCTAATGAGATGGCGAAGCTGAACGCCGCAGTATCGGCGGCGTTCAGCGTTCCGGCTACGTTCACGCCTCAGGACGGCGCGGGGGGATGGCTTGCCCCTCAGACGATCTCCGTCAACATTGTACGACCGGCGATGCTTGAAGACTTACCGCCGGGATTCGGACAGGGAACCGCCGTGCTTCGTGTGTGGGTCAACTTCGAGACGATCTCCCCATCTCCGCAACACGGGGATCAGATTACGTTCCCGGTGGGAGGTTCCGTGTACACCGTTCAAGAGGTGGAATCCGAAGCGGACCTGACCGGCGGCGCCGTACTGAAACTCAGGATTAACTGATGCTGAATCCCAAGCTCATCACGGATGCGGTGGTTGCGCAGATCACGAAGATACCGGACTTGGCGACGGCCATGACGGTGCTCGATTCGGGAGGGAATCCGAACGTACGGATTACCGCGTTCCATTACCGGCTGGGCGCGGAACATCGGCTGGCGGAGGCGATATACAAGATGCCCGCTCCGTCGATCCTGGTGGCTTGGGAGGGCACGCTCGGGGGTAACTTCTCCGGGTATCAGGTCTGGAAACATCGCCTCGGGGTGTACCTGCGGATGGGGAATGCGGCGGGGCATACCGATCCGGTGGGCTATGAGGATCTGTGGTGGCTGCTGTGCAATCAAGCGCCGCAAGGGACCTCCAGTAACCTCCGTTACACCAACATACTGCCGGGGCTGGACATCATGGACACGCCGAGCATCGTCCATCAACTCGATGAAGATCAGATCGACATTTTCCGCGGGGAGTTTGTGATCCCCGAGATTGGAGACAACTAAATGGCGGATCTCAAACAGGAATTGGCCGATATCGAAGCGGCCGTGGATAAACGGGAGGCGCCGCCGAATACGCTAGTGCCTCCCCCCGCGCTTGGCAAGGTGCGGATGCGTCACCCGCACAGCGGGGATGTGAAGGACGTTGACGCGACGCCAGCGGCTCTGGTTCCGCTGATGGTTCAGGGATACGAGCAGGTGAAAGGATAACCGATGCCGGCGAGAGTACAACAGCTAATCCTCGGTCTGGGGAAAGGGAAACAGACCAACATCAGCACGGCCGGCGCGACGTTCCTTCGGTTCAAGAAGCTGAACGCGGACCTCACGACTCCGCAACCGGTATTCGAGAACGACGCGGCGGAAATCGGCAAGGGGAATGAGTTCATCAGCGACGGAGGTACATTCCCTTCGCACTATAACGTGGCGAACCGCCTGGAGAAATACGCCTCCGCAGAGTTCGTGACGTGGGCAACCGCTTACGGTCTCGGCAATGTGGCAATGACCGGGAGTTCGGCGCCGTATTCGTACACGATCACGCCGATCAATCCGGGAACGACGTTGGAACTTCCGTACTTCTCTCTCGTGGAGCAGGTGGCGGAGGGCGGCGGGAACTGCGTCGATAACCTGTACGTCGGATGCGCCGTGGAAGACTGGACCTACCAGTTCAACTATGGACCGGGTCGCGCGTCATCCAAGATGACGGTGAACTGGGCAGGCTCCGGTCTGCTCACGACTCCGAGCGCCATCACGGTTCCGGCACTGACGACCGAAAACAACATGCTGGCGGCGTCCATGGCGCTGTCGGTCAACGGCGTGGATTACGTCGGCGGAAAGCGCATTCTGTCCGGCTCGATTGGATGGAAGAATAACCTGCTCCTGAACGCCGGGTTCTACCCCGGATCGGGATTGCAGAATGGCTTGCAGGTGCGCGGCCGGATGGAGATCGGCGCGCGGGTTCCGAGCTTCCAGTTTACGGCGCGGCTGCTTTCGGGATCTCCCGAATACGCCACGCTCGTGGCTCAGACGCGCGGATCGGCAGTGCTCACGGTTCAGCACGATGCGAACAACTCTGTGACGTTCACATTCCCGAAGATGGCGTTTCAGATGGCGGAGAATGCCGAGGCGGACGGTATTGTTGCCGTGACCGTGACGGGCGCTCCGCAGTACGACGCTACCAACGGCGTGCTGACTGTCACCACGCAGTGCGCTATCACCGGGATCGCACAGTAGGGACACATGCCGGAATCTATGGAGTTCGGAATCGGTCCCGTGGTTCGTAAACCGAAGCGCACGCACCATCGTAAGGGGTCTAAACGGGACCCGCAGCGAGTGGCCCGCTCAAAGGCCAAACGGTAGGCTGATGAAGCCCGCGCC